CACCGGCTTCCTCTACACCACGGTCGTCTCCTGATGTCGCGCCGTGACCGTCGGCCGCAGCCCGAGCCCTCGGCGCCGTCGGCGACGGTCGCGGAGGCGCCCCGCGCTGCCCCGGAAACGCCCCTCGCGGGCGCCGCCGCGGACAGCGCGGGCCACGCGCCCACCCTGCCTCCCCCGGCCGCTCCTGAGCCCGTCTACCGGGCGCGGGTCAACATCTTCGCGGGCTCCCGCGGGCAGTGGTCGCCCGGCGCTGAGGTGCCGTCGGCCGTGGCCCAGGCGCTCCTCGCGGACGGCTTCACGCTCGGGCGAGAGCTCGAGCTCGTCGAGGTCTGACCGTGGCCGAGCAGACGACGATCGCTACCGCGGCTGACCTCACCGGTCGGCTGTCGACGCAGGTCTACACGCGGCTCTTCGCGAAGAACGGCGGCAACACCGTCGACACGACCTTCCGCGACCTGTGCCTCGCCGAAGCGAACAGCCTCTTCCGCACGATGACGCGCGTCGCCTTCGCGCAGGGTGTCTACTCGCTCACCGACACAATCGATCCAGCGGTGATCGGGTGCGTGGTCGACCTCGCGTGCGAGATCGCCGCGCGACGCCACGGGCTGTGGGATGAGCAGGGGAGCTTCGCCGAGCAGGGGCGTCGCGCTCGCGAGTTCATCAAGCAGCTCAACCGCGACGCCGACGCGCGTGCGCCAGGCTCTTCGCAGACGCCACCGCTCCCGCGGGCGCAGACGCTCAACGTGCAGAACGACGTGGGGCGCGACACGAACGTGTGGAACCGCATCGCTGACTACAAGGACACGGGCGGCTTCTGATGGGCGAGCTGGTGGACGCCGTCGACGCGATGCGCGGCGCCGTCGTGCGCGTGCTGCCCGGTGCTCTCGCGAGCGGCGGGCGCCTCGTCGCGGCCTACGCGAAGGCGAATCACCCGTACACGAACCGCACGTTCCGCCTGCAGACGAACACGGAGTACCAGTTCACCGAGGGGAGCTTCGACGCCGGCTACCGCGTGCGCGTCGACGGCGGGATGTTCTACGGCTCGTACGTCGAGCTCGGCACGTCGCGCAGTCGCCCGTACCCCTTTCTCGGCCCCGCGTGGCGCGCCGAAGGTGATACCGTCGCGCAGGTCGTCGCTGCGTCCATCGTCGGCGCGATCGAGCGTCTGCCATGAGCCTCGCCGTCATCGACTCTGCCATCCTGACCGCGCTCGCCGCGAAGGTCGCCGTCCCTGCGACGGCCACGGCGCCGTTCGCACTCGCGGGGCGCTACGCGGGCCCAGTGACCCGCGAGGGCCTCTCGCGCGTCTGCGGCGGGCAGTTCCCGGCGGTGCTCCTGCGCTTCGACGGCGAGCAGCCGCAGCGCATCGTCAACGTCCTCGCGGACGTGAGCGACCGCGGCGCTGCGACGTGGTCGGTGATCGTCGCCCTCGAGGATCCGCGCGCCGTCGACGACGCGATGAACCAGAGCGCGGTCGGCGCCGCGGGCATCCTGCAGCTCCTCGACGTGGCCCTGGGCGCCGTCAACGGGCTCATCGTGACGCCTCCGGGGACGACGTGGCGGGACCGCCCGCTGCGGGCCTCTGCGGCGGTGCCAGAGCTCGTCGACGAGGGCGTCTGCTACGCGTACGCCGCGCGCATCGAGGCGCTGCGCGAGCTCCCGCAGGCTGTGAACCCCGACCCCGGCGTGAACCTCCCGCCGCTGAATCCGGTCGTGGGCGACGTGAACCTCATCGGCACCGGCCTCGCCGATGCTGTCCAGCCCCTCGTGCAATTCGAATCGGAGCCCAACCCATGAAGCTTTTGATCGCGGCCGTGGAAGGCCGACTGATGACCCTGCTCGACGAGTCCGGCCGCGTGCACCGCGGCCGTTTCGCGGGGCGCGACAAGACCGGCGCGCCGCTCGCCGACGGCGAGCTCGTCGACGACCACCACCACTACCGCCGCGCGATCGCGCGCGGTGATCTCGCCCTCGTGGCAGAGCAGGAGCCCAGCAAGTGACCATCACCATCCCCGGCCTCGCGTCTTCGACGAAGACGCCGGGCATCTACCTCAACGTCATCCTCGGCGGTCCCGGCACGTCGGCGGGCGCGGCGCCCGAGAAGATCCTGCTGCTCGGCAACGCGATCGGCACGACGCTGACGGGCGCCTCGCCCGCGTTCAGCGTCGCCGCTGGATCGATGCCCGTGGCGACCCCGACCTTCTGCGCGAGCGCGTCTGACGCCGTGTCGCTCTGCGGCGCGGGCAGCGAGCTCGCGCGCATGGCGGCGGCGGTGTTCGCGCAGTCGCCCGCGGCGAGCCTCTGGCTCTGCTCCGTGGCCGAGAGCGGGGGCACCGCGGCTGCGGCGGATCTGACCGTCGCCACGACGGCGACCGCGGCCTTCACTGTGCGCCTGCGCCTCTGCGATCAGGTGCTCGACGTGCCCGTGGCCACCGGCAACAGCGCGACGACCATCGCCGCTGCGATCGCCGACGCGATCAACGACGCGAACGGCCTGCCGTACACCGCGCAGAACGCCGCGGGCGTGGTCACGATCACCGCGAAGCACGCGGGGCCGCGCGGCAACAGCCTCATCGTCGACGCCTACCTCGTCTCGTCGTCCTCGGTGGTCGAGACGCGCGTGACCGGCTCGGTGACCACGTCGCCTGGCGCGACCACGTTTCAGTGGACGAGCGTCGGCGCGGGCATCGGCGCGGAGTTCAACCTCACCGGCGGCAACACGGCCGACAACTACACCAACGCGCTCGCGGCGGTGGCCTCGCAGAAGTACTCGCGCATCGTGGTCGCCGCGAACGACGCGACGAACATCGGGCGCCTCGTGACTCATCTGGACAGCCTTGCGGGCGTGACCGTGGGCCTCTTGCAGCAGGGAATCGCGGGGACGATCGACACGCTGGCGAACGCGACCACGCTCGCCACCGGGCTCAACGCCTCGCGCCTGCAGGTCGCGTGGCACCACGCGTCGAAGGTTCCCGGCCCCGAGGTCGCGGCGGTTCTGGCGGCGGCGCGGCTCGCGGGCGACGGCGCCCTGAGCGGCGTGCTCGTCGGCGAGTCGAGCGACCCCGCGGCGAACCTCGACGGGGTGCAGCTCGCGGTGCTCCTCGCGCAGACCAGCGTGGCCGACCAGCCGACGGCGACCGAGGTCGAGAGCGCGCTGAACAACGGCCTCGCGTGCGTCGTGCCCTCGACGGCGCGCCCCGGCCTGTGCTCGCTCTCGCGGTCGATCACCTCGCGGTCGCTGTACCTCGGCGTGCCGAACTACGCCGTGATCGACACCGAGTTCGTGACGGTCTGCGACTACGTCGCCGACGACCTGCAGAGCTCGATCACGCTCACGTATCTGGGCTTCAAGCTCGGCGCTGACAGCGCGAACGGCAACCCGCCGCTCTCGCCGAACGTGACGACGCCGTCGCTGGTGCGGTCGTACATCCTCGACAAGCTCGCGGGCTACGAGGCGCGGTCGATCATCCGCGACGTGACGGCTAACGCCTCGCTCCTCGCGGTGCAGGCCGACCCGGTGGTGAGCGGGCGCATCAACTGCGAGATCCCCTGCGAGCCTGTGAGCGGGCTCCACATCATCGCTGGCAACGTGCGCCAGCTCGCGAGCCTGTGAGGTAACTGAGCCATGGCAACGATCTACTCCGGTCCCGGTTTCGTCACCGTCAACGCGGTGCCCGTGCTGCAGTCGTCGAGCATCGATTTCGACGTGGACACGCAGAACAAGGACGTTCAGACCCTGCTTCTCGGCACCGCTGGATTCAGCGTTGGCCCGCAGAAGGTCATGGTGCGCGTCGACAACGCGATCCCCCAGAGCGGCATGGAGTTCGACTGGGTGGGCATCGCGCTCGCCCAGGCGGTCATCACGCTCGGCTTCAAGCTCGCGGGGAAGACGTACACCTGCACCGGCGACATCCGCACGGTGCGCGCTGGCACCAAGGTCGCCGACGCGAACTCCGTCTCGTGGGAGTTCCACGGGAAGATCACCTCGACCTCGTAGTCCCGTGGTAGCGTGCGGGTCGTGAGCGACCTCGACCGCTTCCGCGTAGGCTCCCCCCTCGCCAAGCTCCTCGCGGGGCGCGCCCGCCCGCACAAGGCCTTCGACCTCGACATCGTCCGCGCGGAGGGCCGCACCACGATTCGCCTCGCGGTGCGCGCCCTCACCGCCGACGACGCGGCGCGCGCGCACGCCGAGGCGATCAAGTGGCTCGTCTCGACCGGCGGGTGGCACCGCGAAGACCTCGTCGGCGACGCCGGCGACGCGGTGCTCAACCTCGAGGTGATGGTGCAGACGCTCGCGCGTGCGCTGGTCGACCCGGAGAAGCCCGACACGCTCTTCGCGGCCGACGCGAGCGAGGTGCGAGCGCACTTCGAGGTCGACGAGATCCGCGCCTGCTGGGACGAGTACCTCGCGTGGTCGCAGGAGCGCAGCCCGTTCCGGTCGCTGAAGACGCTCGAAGAGGTCCGGGAGGTGGCCGACGCTCTGGGAAAAGGGCAAGCCTCCATGACCAGCTTGCCGCGCTACGATTTCGGCACGCTGCGAGCCATCATCACTTCACTGGTCGCCCAGCGTGCGACATGGATGACGGCGAGCTCCTCGGGTACATCGCAGCCGAGCGCCTCGCCCGAACCCTCGCCCGCAGCCTCGACCCCGACGATGACCGTTGAGGAGATCGACTGATGCCGCGCGCGGTGCTCGAGATCGACGCCACGACCGCGGGCATCGTCGCGGCCTTCGGCCAGATCCGCACGCAGGCGCAGGAGACGGAGCGCGTCGTGCGCGCATCGATGGGCAACCTCTTCGCGGGCATCCCGGCTGGATCGCGTCGGGCGCAGCAGTCCGTGTACCGCGATACGCAGCAGATCACGCGGGATCAGGAGCGCGCGGCTCAGGCCAGCGTCCGGGCCTTCGTCCGGGCCGAGGAGCAGAAGCGCCGAGCGGCGCAGCTCACCGCCGAGGGGCGCGCCCGCGCCGAGCGCCAGGCGTCGGAGATCGCCCGCGCCGAGGCGCAGCGACGGGGGCTCACCGCAGAGCAGGAGGCCCGCGTGCGGACCACCGCGCTCGAGCGGGTGACGCGCGCCGTCGAGCGCGAGGAGAGGCAACAGACGGCCGTCGCATCGCGCGAAGCGGCGCGGCGCGAGCGAGACGCGCGCACCATCGGCCACGGCATCCGGCGCGGGCTGAACGTGGGCGGCGACGCTGCAATGCCGGTCGCGCGCGAGGCGCACTCGCAGATCCAAGATGCGAGACGCCAGCGAGCCGAGAGCGAGCACACGCTAAACGCCGCGTTCTACCAAGCGGGCATCGGCGGCGATCAGGCTGGATCGATGCGGCGCCAGCTAGAGACTGCTCTCGCGACGGGCCCTCTCCGCGGGCTCTCCATGGATCAAGTCGCGAGCGGCATCATGGCAGCGCAGACGCAGTTCTCCGTGCTGTCGGGTGGCACTCCCGCGGCGCGTCAGCAGAACTTCCAACGGCAGTTGCAGCTCGCAGAGTTCGCTCGCTCGACGTTCCAAGATCCGGCCGAGGTCATGCGGGTGGCCGGAATGCTCTCGCAGCAGGGGGTCACCGGCGACGACCAGATGGCGACGATCCGGTCGCTCACCGGCATGGCGCAGGCGGGGTCAATCGAGCTCTCAACGCTCACGAGCACCGCGCTTGGCCCGCTCATGGCGAACATCTCTCGCTCGGTCAGCTCGACGATGGCGCCAGAGGCGCGCGCCGCCGCGGTGCAGCGAGCCACCGCCGAGACGATGGCCGTTGGCGAGATCGGCTCCGCCGCGGGTCTGACGCCTCGCGACTCGCTCAACGCACTCGCGAAGATGCGGTCGTCTGTCGAAAACCCGTTGATGGCCGAGCGGCTCAACACGCGTCTTCGCGCGACGGGTCGTGCCGACCTCGCGGACCAGTTGATCGCTCGCGACGCGCAGGGTCGATTTCAGCTCCGCGAACGCAGCCCCGTTGCCCTCATGTCGTCGCTCGTTTCGGGCATGGGTGGCGACGCGAACGCGGTCAGCAACCTGCTGTCGGCGGGCGGGCGCAACGCCGCGATGGTGCTCGACTCGCAGCAGCGACGACTCATCCTCGGGATGGCTTCGCAGACCGGCAGCGGTCAGACCATCGCGCAGCGCGTGTCTGAGATGCAGGCCGCAGGCACCCGCTTCGGCGCCGCGGACATTGAGCGAGGGCGCGCTCTGGTCG